GACTCTAACAGGGATGCATATTTACAGGAAATTTTAGGTAAGGTTAAATTTAAATTAGATCCAGATGGTGGACTTAGTGGTAAACCAAAAGTATCTTTAACGATGCCACAAGATAATGTTGGAATAGAAATATATTCTGATGATATTTCTCCCACAAAACCTATAAATCCAACAACTTATCTGAACATCGCCAACGGAAGTAAGGCATCTATTGTAATAACTAACCAGTATGAACAAAATAAAAACTCAAACATCACAATGCAAGCTGATGAAATTGTATTTAAAAATAAAGATAGTGTAGTCACATTGTCAGAAATTAAATCTTTAATTGATCAATTGGCATAACAAATTATTATAAATAGAAATATATTTGGTTTTAAAACAAGGCTACACAGCTACTTATAACACAAATTGGTGAAATGTCAAGCAATTTTTTGTAAATAAAAGGAAAATATTATGAGTAATCATGAAATGTTAGTTAGTTTATTTGAAACTTATTCAACCGAACGAGAAAAGTTTATTGAAAAGGGTGTTAAAGTTTCTGCAACAAGAGCGAGAAAGGCCTTGTCGGAAATTGCAAAGGTAACTAAAGAACTTAGAAAAGAAATTCAAGATCAAAAGAACACTTAAAATAAGATATAAATAATCATATGGCAGAATTATATTCAGATTTACCGTTGAATTTTACACCTAATCCCAATACCGGTGACGTTAAACCGGCTGCTGGCGAGAAGGCTGTTCGACTTGCGTTGTTGAACTTAATCAGGACGCCAATCGGTAGTCGGCCGTATAATCCAAATTTCGGCAGCCGGGTTTTTGAGTATTTGTTTAAACCAGCTGACCCGCTGACAGAAGACAACTTAACAGAAGATCTTGCATACGCAATTAGAACTTGGGAACCTAGAGTAGATTTGATTTCCATCGAAACCAATATGGAAGACTATGGTATAGAAATCATCATAGAATATTATGTTAAAGGTTTCTCACAACCACAACAGGTATCTACCGTAATAAACAAGGTATAAAATGGCTAACGACACAAATTTAAAAGTTGATGGACTTGAATATGCGGAGATTCGGAATAATCTTGTTTCATATTTAAAAACACAATCGGAATTTCAAGATTATAATTTTGATTCGTCGGGATTATCTAGTCTATTAGATTTGCTGTCGTATAACACATACTATAATATGTTTTATACTAATATGGCATCTTCCGAAACATTTTTAAATACAGCTCAGAAAAGAACTTCGGTTGTTACATTGGCAGACTCTTTAGGTTATACGCCGAGGTCTACAACATCCGCGACTTTGCCCGGCACACTTACTGTAGTGCCTACGGGTATACCATCTTCTATAACAATTCCTTTTGGAACAAAATTTGATACTACCATCGAGGGCAGGTCATACGTTTTTTCAAACAAAGAATCGTTAACTTTGTCGCCAACTAACGGTGTGTATTCTCTATCAGATATATCTTTAGTCGAAGGTGTTTATGTAACCGAACAATATACTTTTGATGCAACAGATAAAACTAAAAAAATTATTATCAACAATAAAACTGCAGACACTTCAACGCTGCAAGTGAGTGTGTTGAATTCATCTTCAGACTCAACAACTCGAAATTTTGTTTTTGGACCAACAGTAACCGCATTAAATTCTGAATCTTTAATATATTATTTAAAAGAAATCGATGGTGGTAAATTTGAAGTTGTTTTTGGAAGTGGTGCCTTAGGAAAATCGTTAGATGACGGTAACATTATTTACCTTACATATATCGTATCGAAAGGCGCAGCTGGAAATGGTGTATCGAATGTCGTGTTAAAAGATTCTATTTCAGGCATAGACTCTTCAACATTTACAGCGTCATCATATTCTTTTGGTGGTCAGGATGCTGAAACCGTCGACTCGATTAAATTTAATGCTCCGAAAGCATATGCATCACAAAACAGAGCTGTCACCGCAGAAGATTATGCGACTTTGATATCACAACAATCCAATGTATCGTCCGTAATCGTTTGGGGTGGTGAAGATAATGACCCTCCAGCATACGGTAAAGTTTATATTGCAGTCAAACCCACTATCGGTAATGTTTTGACTCCAGCTGAAAAATTAGATCTCACTCGTGCTGTCATTGGACCTAAAAAAATATTGACTGTGGCCACCGAGATTGTCGATCCGGAGTATATTTACTTGTCATTAAGCATCAGTACCACATTCGACCCAGAAAAAACTGTTGCGACGGAAGTAAATCTGACAAACACTATTAAAACTACGGTAAAAAATTATAGTGAGAACAGTTTAAATAAATTCTCAAAGTATTTTAGATATTCTGAATTGTCAAGACTGATAGATACAAGCGAACGGTCCATTTTAAGTTCAGATATGTCTGTTAGCATGCGCAAAGAATTTGATGTTCAGTTGAATTCTTCTGCCAAGTATACTATCAATTTTTCGAATCCTATTAACCCAACCACTTCTGGCAGGCCAACAACGCATCCATATAACAGTGGCAATCAAATCGTATCAAACGATTTTAGCTATGGTGGATTTGCTAACTGTTATCTTGAGGATAACGCTGGGTTGATTCGTATTTTCAGACTGAATGCTTCTGGTGATGCGTTGGGTGTTGCGCAAAACGTAGGAACCATAAATTACGCCACTGGACAAATCATACTTGATGATTTCAGGCCCACAGCCATTGGTGATGGTGGTGTAACATTGCGCATAACTGCGACACCACAAAACAAAGATATTTTGCCGTTGAGAGGTCAAATTGTTTTGGTTAATGATATCGATGTTTCGGTGACACTTATCAACGATAAAAACATCAGCCTAGTAAACAGATAATGTCAATCGAGACTACAAACAAACCCTCGTTATCGGTAGAGAATTTACTGCCGAATCTGGACAATGCAAACTTTATTACGTTCGTAAAGGCATACTACGAATGGATGGAAAGTTGTTCAGTTACCTTTAAAGATTTGTCTGGGACGTTCACTCTCGGAGAAACTGTTGTTGGCTCTGTATCATCGGCAAGTGGGTGCGTTAAACAAATCAACGGCACAACCATTGTGTTGAAGATGTTCAGTAAAGAATCGTTTGATAGTAATGAAACAATACAAGGCAATACATCCTCTGCAACAGCAACAGTCACAATTATTAAAGATAATGTTTTGCGTGCTGCAGATAATATGGTTCAGAATAAGTCATTCGATTATGCGTCTGGCGAATATTATGAATATCTTAAATCAGAATTAAACCGAGGTATTCCGGCACAAACTGAAAGTGACCGCAGATTAATTGCCAAAAAAATCAAAGAATTTTATTCATCCAAGAGTACGGAAGAAGCGTATAAGTTTTTCTTTAAAGCTGTATTCGATGACGATGTAATCTTTCGATTCCCCGGCGAAGAAATCTTACGAGTATCTGACGGTAAGTTTGAAAAAAGAACTGTTCTTAGAACATCAATAACAGACAATGCATCACAACCAGTAGATGTTTTTACCTTTCTAAACAAAACAGTTAGTGGTAAGTCGAGTGGCGCTGTTGCAAACGTTGTCAACGTTCGTATTACCTTTTTGGGTGGAATTCAATTTGCTGAATTTGTTTTGACATTAACGTCAGGCACATTTCAGGCTGGAGAAGAACTTTTTGCGGTTGGAACACCCAGTTTAAATGTCATTTTGTTTGGATTAGTTTCCGGCTTCACTATTAACGATTCTGGATCGGGGTATTCGGTCGGTGACCAGATTGTTGTCACTGATGCCTCTGGGAATGGACAAGAGGCTGAAGTTGAGGTTTCGTCGATCAACTCAGGCCCTATCAGCAAAATCACAATCAATTCTATTGGACATGGTTATCAATTAGGAACCCGAGCGGTAACAGATAACACCAATGCTGGTGGTGCCGGATTCTTAGTAGAAGTAACGGAAATAAAAAACCCATATACAATAACAAATGGTGTCGACACATATACTGTTGGTGAAGTTGCAAAATTAACTATTGTCAATCGAGGTGAAAACTACACAAGCGCGCCGGTACTAACTTTAACTGATACAGTTATATCATCTATTGGTGCGTTGACCGACAAACTTATTACAATTACCAACCCAGGCGATGACTATGCTGTGGGTGATGCACTTGTTTTCAGTGCTGGTTCTGCATCTGGGGTAGTCGCATCAGTATCACCAAGTGTCGATACTAATGAATTTGCCTTTGAGGATGGGTTTAACCTTACACTGGAAGGTGAAGATGGTATACTGATTAATGATGACCCTACAGTTGATGGTCTTGGTCCAATTTCACAAATAGAACTTACCGACTTTGGTACTGGATATACAAACTTAACATTACCAACGATTACTGTAACATCAGGTACAGGGTCATCGGCTGTACTAACACCTACTGGTATTCAGGGTGAGTCTGGGGACGTTTCTGTGGATGCGATCGGTTCTGGTTCTGGTTTAGGATCTATTCGTGAAATTGAAATTAAAAACTTTGGGGTGAATTATTCCACCATACAAACAACAGCCACTGTAAGTGGTGGTGATGGTAATGCTATCATAACACCAATTATCAGCGGATTGGGTATTCAGTCGGGTGATTGGACAACTACAGACAGTATTATCGGCCGGCGAGTGATTCAGGATTCGTTGTTCTTCCAAGACTTTTCTTATGTGATTCGAAGTGGTCTAGGATTTAATGACTATCGATCTATTGTTAAGGACACTTTGCACCCAGCTGGAACACAATTTTTCGGTGAGATTTTAATATCTACACTTTTGACTGTATCGCCAGAATTTCGCAGTATCATTGCACCGGAACTTACTGGATCAACACGAACTGTTTTCTTGGAAACATTGTTGTCTTTCGTAGAACCTATTACACAGGACAGAAGTCAATATATTGTAAAAAATCCTTCTGCTACGACAGTACAGCAATTATCTACACCTAGAACGCCTGAGTTTAACATCGAGATACACGGCAATAAAGTCGATGCATCCACAATTATACAGAATAAATATAATTTTCAATTTGGCGGCCGCGATTCTGTTGTTCTTGGAATTGTTAATGATTCAAGCACCATTGGTCGATTCTATTTTGTAAAATCGGAATCGAACGTCGAAGTCAAAGTTGTTGATCCATTGGACGTTGCTGGTCCATTATACAAAGACTTACAGATATCAGTATTAGCTTCTTCACAGATATCTTCTTTTAAGAATAAAACGTTCTTAGATCAGTATTCTGCCGGAAGAGGAATGTATATACAGGATAGAATTACAGGAACGGTTTCTATATCAGGAAGTACGACAGTAACCGGAGCTGGAACTAATTTCTTAACAGATTTTACCACCGGCGAATATATAATTATCGGAAACGAGAAATTTAAAGTAACAAATATCACAAACGATTTGGAGATGACGGTCAATGTACAACCAGATTCGTCATATTCAAATGTTGAAGCTTTACGTGAATATTTGTTATAAATAAAGAATACACAAATAATATAGGAGAAATCGTATGCCTGCGATCGCAACGAGTAAATTTCGCATACATAATGCGGAACAATTCAAAGAAGCATTTTCGGAAACAAATGATACAAAAATGTACTTTTACATTGGTGGCATTAGTTCATTTGTCGACGATACAAATCCACCCACACCGACAAATAACACAACATCGATAGAGTATTCACCTTGGTCGGATATGATTGGTGCTAAACGTGTTATCGAAAGTGATGTTGTACAAGTCGTCGAACGATATAACTGGACAGTTGGTACAATATATGACCAATATGACGATCAGGATTCGGATATTCTGGACGATGATTTTTATGTAATGACCGAAAATTATAATGTTTATAAATGTCTTTGGAACAATAATGGCGCGGCCGCAGGTTCTGTAACTGGTACTTCTGATCAACCTACAGGCACATCAACTACACCTTTCCAAACAACGGACGGGTATATTTGGAAGTATATGTACACAGTAACAACCGCAGATGCATTGAAGTTTTTAACAAACGAATTTATTCCAGTAAGAACAGACTCTACTGTTAACGCATACGCTACAAGTACAGCAAATGGTGCAATTCACGCTATCGTGGTAACAGATGGTGGGAGTGGGTATGATGCTGGGAGTGATGTCCCTGTTGTTACAATTACAGGAACAGGTGGAACCGTAGTTGTAGATCCAGCTGGTGTCACCGTCGACGGTTCTGGTGTTGTTACGCAAATTTTAGTACAGGGTTATCAATTAGGTACTGGATATAGTAGTGCAACGGTTACGATTGCGGCTCCAGCAGGTGGTGGAGATACGGCCACAGCGCGTGCCATTATCAGTCCTAAAGGTGGCCACGGGTTCAACGCTGAAGAAGAACTTGGTGGTAAGTATGTAATGTTGAACGTCAGACTCGACGGCACGGAAGGTGGTACGATTAGTATCGAAAACGATTTCCGTAAAGTTGGTTTGGTACGCGATCCATATAACTATGGAACCACCACAGTTGCAGACACAACCAATATTCGACAAACATTCAAACACACTTTTAGTACTGCACCCACCGGAACATTTTTATCCGATGACGTTGTAACAGTTGGTGATAGTTCAGCAGTAGTTGTCGAATTTGATGCTACCGTTGGTGTGCATGGTGCGTTGTATACTACATTACCTTCCCCAGACCCGTCAGATTTTGATGGATCAGGAAGTACTAAGAGTATTACAAGTACTTCTGGTGGCGGCGCAAATATTGATTCGTTGTTTGAAGGGCCTGGACTAGAACCACATTCTGGTGATGTCCTATATATAGAGAACAGAAGCCCAATTTCAAGGGCCTCGGATCAAATTGAAGACGTTAAATTAATTATTGAGTTTTAATTTTACCTAAAGAAGAGAAAGTAAAATGACGAATCCTGGCGGAATAAACCTAAACATCAGCCCGTATTTCGATGATTTTGATGAAGATAAAAAATTCACACGAATTTTATATCGACCCGGCCGGGCCGTTCAGGCCCGAGAGCTGACACAAGGTCAAAGTTTACAACAAAAACAAATAGAAAGATTTGCTAATTTTTTCTTTAAGCAAGGTTCTATTGTACAGGGTTGTGAACAAACAGTCGATTTAGATTTGGACTATGTTAAACTGCAGTCCACATTTGATTCTGATGATGTTTTAGTTTCAAACTTCTTGGAAAAAGAAGTTGTGGGACAGACCACAGGGATTCGTGCTTTCATTGGACTTGTTGCAGATTTGTCCGGCGACGACCCCAAAACATTATATATTAATTACTTGACAGCTGGCGCGGTTCGTGTTAAAATACCTAGAGTTGCGAATGCGATACTTATTCCGACAGATGCGACTATTGGCGGCACTGTTAGATTTAGAACTGCGGCCGCTCCAACAGTTGATGTGGTTACTGCAACACTGGTCGATTTTGATATAGATCCAACTGATGGTGGAGTCGATGATTATATTTGGGTAAACAATTTATCCGCAGCAATTGGCGATATTCCCATTTCAGGTGCTGATGAAGTTCTCATTCCAGCCACATCCGCAGACGTACAACCTGTTTATGATTCAACTATTTTAGACAGTCGTTCGGCTTCAAAATTTGTTGAGAGTGAAATTTTGATGGCTGGTGTTTATGGCGTCAGATTCTATGCAAACGCAGCAACGGCAAATGCAACAAAATTTGTTGTTGACGCAGGCCTCGCAACAGAAGTAACTTATACGAAAGCATCGAAGTCTACTATTGATGAGGGGATCATGTACATTGCTGATCACTTCGTTAAACACACAGCTCAAACAATTATTTTAGACAAGTATAGTAATGTTCCTTCATATAAAATTGGATTGATTCCTACAAAAACATTTGTCGATTCGGCTGCAGATTCTAGTCTGTTAGATAACGCACAGGGAACTGAAAACTTTCAAGCGCCAGGCGCAGATCGTCTTAAGATCGATACTACGTTAGCTAAAGTATCTTATACCGAGGTAACAGACGGATCTGATTTTGTATCTATGATCGAGATCGAAGATGGTATCATCAAGAAACGTAGAGATATAGAACTCGAAGGCAAGATCGAAGAAGCAATCGCAAAAAGAACGTCTGACGAATCTGGAGATTATACACTATCAGATCCCAGAATCTCTGTTCGGGAACATTTAAATACGGGAAGTAATGGCGGCCGATATTCTGCTGGTGAAGGCGGCGATTCAGATTTGTTGTTACTTGAGGTTGACCCTTTTGTTGCATATGTTTCTGGTTATAGAAACGAAATCATTTCTCGAGCTAACATTGAAATATCTAAAGGTTTAGACACACAAGAAGTTGAACAGGTAAACACTCAAATTAATCTGGGTAGTTATATAACAACCAATGAATTTATTGGATTTTGGAATTTTGAAAACAGTATCGAAGTTGATTTGTATGATACTGCACAAACCGTAATCACCAATAAATCTTTCGACAATGCTGGTTTCACCCCCGCAGGAACCAAGATCGGTACAGTAAGAATCAAGTCGATAGAATATGTCAGCGGCGAAACGGGTGAACCCACCACACAATATAACTTATACACATATGATATTAAAATGAATGCTGGAAAAACATTCCAAGAAGTTCGTTCATTATATCAAAACAATTTATCAGTGTCCGACTGCGTTGCTGACATCGTATTAGATGCGGCTGGTAACGCTGTGGTAAAAGAACAAACATTCGATAGATTGTTGTTTAAATTACCCTACGGTAGCATCAAGACATTAAGAGATTCTAACGGTCAATTAGAAAACGGTTTTCGTTTCCGAAGAGAATTTTCATTGACATTAAGTAACGGAACTGGTACAATTAGTTCTACATCCACTAATGAAACTTTTGTTGGTACTGGCACTCTTTCCGAACTACAGAAGAAAAATAACTACTTGGTTATTCCACAAACTACGTTGTTCACCTCAGCAGTAGAAGTTGATAATGTTACAACCAATGGAACAACCGCAATATCAACCGATGGTGGTACAGGTGGATCGTTCACTGCAGATTTTGTTGTTGGTGATTATATTGCGATCAATGGCACAGGAGATGACACTGACGGAATTTTCAAAATCACGGCGATTGCCGATGATAACAATTTAACAATTGATGCAGCTCATCCAGGCTCTGCCACCGGTCTTGACATATATAAAGTTTTTCCTGGCGGGTTGCCTATTAGATTGGATGGAAGTTCTAGTGGATCTGGAACTCGTACTCTATCTGTAACCACTCCAACAGCAATTACTTTAGATTTGGATGAACAGTTTGATGGTGGTATTAGTTTTGTTGCTACTATGGACAGGTCCAACGCAAGAGAAATTAAAAAGAATGTTATACGTGACCGACAAATTAAAATCGAACCAACCGCCACCGGCCCAGGCGCGTCTGCTCATCCGAATGGGACATCTGGACCATACTCTTTGGGTCACTCAGATATTTACGCACTCAAGGCAATTTATCAAGCAGCTGATTTTACTGTCAATGCAACAACGTCAGACACAAATGTTACCTCAGATTATACATTAGACAATGGTCAACGGGATAATTTGTATGAGAATGGTAAAATCACACCTAACGTTGGAGTTGTTCCGACGGGTAATTTGTTAGTTGTATTTGACTTTTTCACACACGATACTACACAGGGTGTTGGTTATTTGTCTATAGATTCGTATCCAATTGATGATGCTGGTGACAATACGACTACAACAATTCGAACCACAGATGTTCCGACGTATGTTAGTTTAAAAAACGGGGCTTTTTATGATCTTAGGAACACGTTAGACTTTAGACCAATTAAATTGAATAGTACAAATGGCGCAACAAACCCAGCTGAATCTACTACGTTCGATGTTCCTGTAGGTGGCGGTGGATTACACTTCCCGGCTGCAAACTCGGATTTCCAAGCAGATTTGCAATATTATAAAGGCAGAAAGTCTAAGTTGTACATGAACAACAAAGGTGAGCTTGCGGTTATTGACGGGTCGCCCGGATATCCAAACCCATCACCTCCGCCAAGTGTTCCCGATTCTATCGATCTAGCTGAATTGGAAATTCCAGCATTCCCATCATTACCTAAAAATGTTGTGGTTTCTCCGAAGAAGAACCGTCGATTTACAATGCAAGACATTGGTAAGTTGCAGGAACGAATTAACAATTTAGAATATTACACTTCATTAAACTTGTTAGAAAAAGAATCACGGGATAAAGTTATTGTAGATTCTGACGGTATTGACAGATTCAAAAACGGTATTCTTGTTGATGCATTTACTGGACACTCTGTTGCTGATGTGGGTCTTCCGTCTTACAGAGCTGCAATCAACCGTGAAGGTAAGTATGCGACAACATATTTTGACAATGATAATCAAGTACGTTTAGAATATAACTCAACCACATCTTCCGGTGTTACAAAAACTGCCGGTAATAAGTTGATGTTGAATTACACAGAACACACATTTGCTGATCAACCGTATGCATCCCAAACCTTGCGACTGACACAATCGTTTGCGTTTAGTTGGGTTGGTGATATGAAAGTTGTTCCCGCTACAGACAACTGGTTACAGACAACACGAAACCCCAATTCAGATTTGGTTTCTGATTTGACTGGCGAATCTGATAACTGGAAATCTTTGACTTACGCTTGGAACACTGAAGTTAATCCTGCAACACGGCATTGGATTGGTGCGCCCAACAAATCGTTGTCTTTCACCTCGGCCAACACCGAATATGACATCAGCAGAACTGCGGCTGGCCAGACAAGCAAGCAACAAATCCAAGATTCGACAATTGATATTACGACATCAGACTTGAACATAGCTGTCAATCGTGTTTCTGACATTTCAATCTCTCATGTTATGCGTGTTAGAGATTTTGCATTTGAATGTAATGGACTGAAAGATGGTTCGCAAATGTATGCGTTTTTTGATGGCGTCGATGTAACATCGAACTGTAAACAAATTGCGTTGGTAGGCACCAAAACTTTGAATGATCTTAATGATTTGTATGACAACGACGGCACACTGACCGTTGATACAAACTATTGGACAGAAGTTTCTACCACAGAATTGCGTGCTATTAAGAATAAAGTTTATGGTATTTTTACGGTGCCTGCAAATTCATTCTATGTTGGTTATAGAGAATTGAAGTTAATTGATGATGCTTTGAACAGAGACTCTGTAGCTACAACGGTTGCAAAATATTCTATTCGATCTTCTGGTCTTGGTATTACTCGTGGATTGGATTCTATCAACACGAGACCACTTTCGGTTGCGGTTGACGAATCTAATTACGTATCTAAAATTAGTCGTGTTAATTCAACGTCTAAAAATTATACTGATGTTAACTACAAACGATATGATCCATTATCACAAAGTTTTTATATAGATGAATCTACATATCCGAGAGGTATTTTCTTATCGTCAATTGATTTGTTCTTCCAATCAAAATCTGGAAATAATAATCTTGGTGTTACTGTTGAAATCAGAGAAATGCAAAATGGTTTCCCAACTAGAAAAATCATTGGTAATGAAGTTTCACGGGTCGAGAATTCTAACATTGCAGTTTCTGCCGACTCTACTGTAGCAACCACATTCACGTTCCCGAGTCCCATATACCTATTCCCAGGCACAGAGTATTGTTTCTCCGTCAAACCTGATGGGAATTCCAGAGACTATCAAATCTGGACAGCAGTTTTGGGTGAAAAGGATATTACAGACTCTACTGTCGGTAAGTCTATCGAAGATGAGCCTGCTGCAGGAATCTTATTTGCATCTACCAACAATTTCACTTGGAGTATTAGACAGAATCAAGACTTGAAATTCAAGTTGAAGATTGCCGAATTCTCAACTACGACTAATGGTTCAGTATATTTTAACAACACAAACATCGGATCCAATGTAGATTTCTCAAGAATCACAACTAATATTGAGAATTTAACTATTGCTGACACAGACATACAGTATTCTATTAATATGTATGATTCTAACTTAGAGCAATCTGGATATTTGTCTGTTAAGAATTTAGAACGTTTGGAATTAACAAAACAATATAGAATAAACAATACTGTAGACACACCGTCGTTGAATATTTTATCAACATTATCTACGGACAATAAGTATATTTCACCATACATTGATTTGGAACGTGTGAATGTTATTCCCGAAGATCTTGACATAAACAACTCTACAGAAACAACGTTAACGGGAACCGTAACTGTTACTTCTGGCCAAAATGATGTCGTGGGTGTTGGCACACTGTTTACTTCGGAAGTGGATGCTGGGGAATACATTAAAGTTGGTAACGATTATCGAGTTGTGTCTGCAATAACTGACGATACTAATTTAATCACAACACAAAATTTCCGTGAAAGTGTTTCTGGTGTGACAGCACAAATTCAGTTTGAGGAAGCTCCAGCAGGAACATACACATCAAATAGTCGATATATTTCTCGACGTGTTGCATTGAATGATGGATTTGAAGCCTCAGACATCAAAGTGTTTGTTGACGTAAATCGTCCAGCTGGAACTGATGTCAAAGTTTACTATAGAATCCTCAATGAAAGTGATCAAGATTCTTTTGATCTTAAATTTTATAGTGAAATGTCACTTGATGGTACACCAGCAATCAATCAAGATTCGAACACATATGCAGAAGAAAGGTATGTGATTCCAACTGCAAATTTAACTGGTGGTGTTCAGATTTTGTATGGAACTGTTTCGGTTACCAATTCAAGTGTCACCGTATCAGGTACAGGAACAAGATTCACCGAAGAGCTTCGGATTGGTGATACTGTTGCGATTGGACCAGATCGAATCACGGGGGTTGTCGCAACGATTGGTGGTAATGAAACGTTGACTTTGGAAAGTGGATATACGGGAACGACATTGAGTGGCTTGGAGATATTTGAGGTCCTAAATAATGTTGTCGGGTATACTACAGAAGATTTGAGATCTTATAGTGGATTTAAATACTTCTCAATCAAAGTTGTTTTCTTGTCAAGTAATTTGGGTTATGCGCCAAGAATTAAAAACTTAAGAGCAATAGCGTTGGCATAATGAAGATTCAACTTGAAGAGAAAGCTGAAGGAATTACTGAGAGGGATATTCATTCCAAGGCCTTATTAAATACGGATGCTGAAGCCTTGTTGAGATATAAAATTAAGAGACAAAAAAATTTAGATCAACGGCGCATGGCAAATGAGTTAGATTTTTTAAAAACAAAAGTAGAAGATTTAAGTAGTGACATAACGGATATTAAAACCTTACTGACAGAATTGGTTTCTAACAGATAAAACGGAATAGTTAAATGGCATCATCACTCAATATTCAACAAATTTTATTATCAAATACATTTGATGAGTTTCGTATTAGTTCTAATACTGTCATCGATGAATTGAATAAATTTGGAACAGGTTCAGCAACAGTGACCGTCGGGTCTATTGTAATATCTACATCTGACGGCGAATCTGGGGATTTGACCGTAGGAAATGATTTAGATGTTACGGGTGAATCTTCGTTTGGTGGGATTGGATCTAATTTGGTACCAGCTCTCGGTAATACATACGATCTTGGATCTGGGTCTGAAAATTGGAAAGACCTGTACATTGCTGGAACAGCTAACATCAATATTGTATCGGCCGATTCTGGTTCTACGGTTAATGATTTTGAAGTGGGTGGCAATTTAACAGTTATTGGTAACGCCACAATTTCCGGCAACCTCACATTTGGTGATGCAGAAACAGACACAATCACACTTGCTGCTGACGTTGCTTCGTCGATTCTACCAGAAACTACCGCTACGTATAATCTCGGATCTTTGTCCAAACGATGGCAAGATCTATATCTCGCAGGAACTGCAAGTGTAGAAATATTGTCTGCAAATTCTGGCGTTGTAATTAATGATTTTACAGTAGACACAACTACGTTCCACGTAGATTCTACAACAAATCGCGTAGGTATTTTAAGTACGAATCCGGATGTCAGTCTTGATATTGGTTCAGCTACAGACGCAATTCATATTCCTGTAGGAACGACAGCACAACGACCTACTTCGCCAGATTCTGGTTATTTCCGTTACAACACGAGTCTCAGCCAATTCGAAGGATACACTTCAACTTGGGGTGCCATTGGTGGTGGTGGAACAAACACATTCACAACAGACACGTACACAGGTGATGGTGTCGAAACAGAATTTGTATTGTCACAATCTACTGAATCTGAAAGTAATTTGATGGTTTTTGTTGATGGTATTTTCCAAAACCAAGGCGCATACAGTATTTCAACATCCGCCGGTATTACCACATTAATATTCAGTGAAGCCCCTGCGAACACAAGAAGTATTGTAGTTTACGTAGTTGCTGCTGGTGTATCAGGCAACAACCTAAACCAAGATTCTTTTGCTGGTGATGGCATTCTTCAAGTATTCACGTTGTCAATTCCTCCAGTCAATGAAAATAACACACAGGTGTTCATTGATGGTGTCTATCAGCAAAAAGATGCTTACACAATCAATGGTTATGATATTCAATTTAGTGAAGCACCCCCAGCCGGCACCACAATCGAAGTAATGACATTCACTCAAACTGAAGTCAATGTTCCTGCAAACAACACTGTTGTTTCTGCAAGCTTGTCGGGTGATTTGGTGACGCCAGGATCTTTAACTGTCACTACAGATTTGATAGTAACTGGTGATACAACCTTAAACGGTAACCTATACTTCGGTGACGCAAACACAGATACAATTACTTTCGCTGGTGAAATCTCCAGTCATATTCTACCATCGATTGACATCACGTATGACTTGGGTTCTGCGACAAATCGATGGAGAGACTTGTATTTAAGTGGAAACACAATTTACATCGGTGATGGTAAGATTGAATACAACGACACATCTAATGAATTCGAACTTAAAAATTCAATCGACCAAACAGTTAAAGTTAGTCTGTCTGCTAATACGACAACCGACTTGTCAGAAGGGTCTAACAAATATTACACGTCTGCAAGAGTTTTAACCGATGGAGTTGGGATTGTTCCTGCCGGAAGTCTTAGAGGGACTCTAAGCGACGCTAGAATGCAATATGGCGTTGCATACGACAGTGCAGCTGGTGCTCCACAAGCTGGATCATTTTTCTTCGATTCACTAAACTCCAAACTTAAAGTTCATACGGGATCGACTTTCATTGATGCTGTTCCAGCTGGCGCTGGCGGTGGCGGCGGTGACACTACGGCTGCAAATGCAACATTTAGAAAATACAGTTACACAACTGTAAGTGATACAAATATTATCACGGGTGAAGAAGATCCAACAACAGATTCTGGAAACTTTGTTGTTGGCAGAACATACAAGATTGTATCATTAGGCACCACAGATTTTGCAGCTGAACATCCCGCAACCGCAGTTAACTCTGTGGGTGATGAGTTTGTTGCTGAAGTAGTGGGAACCGGAACAGGAACCGCAAGTCAAGTTTTAGAATACATCGTTGACGGCAGCCAGAACATTGAAGTATATGTCAATGGTGTCAAACAATTTGAAGGTGCAACGCAAGATTATGTTTCTACAACAGGTAACTCTGTCAACTTTACATACACGTTGCCTACAGATTCAAACGTTGACATTCAAGTATACGAATTGTTAACTAATGATGCATATTATCTTAAAACAGAAACCTATACTCAATCAGAAACTAATACGCAGATTTCTACAGCACTTTCTACATACGACGACCAAGCAAACAGTGACGCACGATATGTAAATGTTACTGGCGACACGATGACTGGAACATTAACCGTTGCCGACAGTTTAAATGGCGATCCGGTGTTGGCACATTTCTATAATGACGATGCAGGGACATTAGCCGAATCAACTGTTTATATATCAAATAACGACACAACAAACGGTGGATTGTTCTTACAGGCAACCGGATCCGGATTTACGACACAAGATGGATTTGTCCAAGATGCAGCAGTTCTTGGTGCAACAAGCAACGCATCCGGTGGGTTGTCTATCATGACCCGTTCTAATACGGATATAAGATTTTACACCAATGGTCATACAAACGAAAGAGTTCGAATAACCAATCAAGGGCGTGTCGGGATTGGTACTTCTGCGCCAAATAAGGCTTTGGACGTACACTCAGGTATCGCCAGTGACATTACAACATTTGGTAACGACGCAGGGAGCTATACTTTTGGCTACACGACGAATCTAGCTTCTTGGGATTTAGGCGCTTCAGATTCGTTGCGTTTCCGTCACGGTTCTACCGAGACACTGCGGTTAAAAACAACCGAAAGTGTTTTTAATGAATTAGGTGCCGACCTAGACTTCCGCGTTGAGTCTAGCGGCAACGCTAATATGCTCCACGTTGATGCAAGTACTAATTCGGTAAGTATTGGTACATCTGTTCATTTGGGTGGCACCCTAAATCTTTATGATGGTAGCTTTCGTGGACAAGCGGCTGGCGCTCTGACAGCGACTA